GGTCGGGTGCTTTGCTGCGAACTTCGGCAAGTTTTTGTTCGGCGCGAGTGACGGAATAAGTGGCGGCACTTATCCGTTCATTCGCATCACGAACTTTCCTTTGCGCGGCTTCCAATTTCATTGTTGCCTTCACCGCTTCTTCACTATTCTTGGGGAAACCAGCGACTACTTTGTTGAAGTAATCTTGCGCCTTAGCGGTGTTGGCGGTTGCTTTGTCTAAATCATTGTTTGCTGTGACCAATCCGCGTTGTGCGCTGGTCAATGAGCGTTGCGCGTCATAGTTCGCACGCAAAGCCGAAGTGAAGATTTCCAACTTTTCTTTCGCGGTCTGAACGACAGAAGCCCCCGAACCTGTCGTTTGTTTCACCTTGTTGGCGATTTCGTCATACTGTTTTTGGTTTTCTTTGGCGCGACTGATAACATCGCCATACTTGTTTGTAGCCAATTCAGCCGCCAAGATTGCATCTTTATTTTTGGCGAATGCTTGCGCGGTGGTGTTTACAACGGGTGGGATGGCGGCAACCGAACTGTTGAATGCTTCTTGTGCGCCTTTGGCGATACGCAACTGCCCTTCGTATCTCGCCACCGCATCCCGCAAATCTTTGTAGGCGCGGCTCGCAGGGTCGGTCACAGCCAACTGTGCCTTCATCGCCGCAACGATTGAAGCCGCATATTCGGGCGAAGTATCCGCGAACTTCTGGAATGCCCTATCCATGAATTCAATATCAATCTTGATATCGTCGCTAAGGATTTGGAATTCCCTACCAAAATTTTCAAACTTCAATGTAGAAACTAAATCTCTAAGCGGGTCAAATTTCATAAAATCGGCTTTCACCGTATTGATGAATTCGCGCAACACTTGTTCCGAACTGCCCGTACCCTTGTTGAATTCGTTTAGCGCGTTGCCTGTTTGCTTGAATGCTTCTTTGGCGCGACCCGCCGCACCTGTCAAATCGTTCACCAAAGGCGACAACACTTGCAAAATCATCAAGCCGCCAAGCGCAGTACCGAAACCGACTGCCGCAGTACCAGCCGATTTGAATGCGACGCTGTTGGCGAGCGTTTCAATCTTCATCAATTTTTGGTAAGTGGTGTGAACCTTTATGACCGTAGAAGCGGCGATGATTGCCGCAGAAAACGCCGCAATCGCCCCGACAACAACAAGAAACGCGCCGCGATTTTCATTGGCGAACGAAGCCATTTGCTGAAACGCAGGAATTACTGCTTCCACAATCGGCAACAACATCATTCCGATATTGTCAGCCAAATCTTCCAACTGATTTCGCAAAATGGCGAATTGACCCGCCGCAGTTTGACTAGCCGCCGCAGTCGCACCCCCAAAAGTGTTCGTCAATTCATTGAAAATTTGGTCTAATGACTGACCTTCCTTGATGTTGTCATTCAGCGCAGGGGTTAGTGCTTTTAGCGATTTGAAATTATCGTTATATGCCTTGCCCAAAGCATCCGCGACCTGAACAAGCGGGATACCCGTTGCAACAGAAATATCCATCGCAAGTTGCAAATCTTTTTGTGAGCGTTGCAAATCGCCATTCGCCTGAACCAACGAAGCCAACGCGGGTCGCATTTCGTTGTTGTTGAACAGCGTGGTCATTTCCAAACTGCGTAAATAATCTTCGTTCGCCGCAATTTGTTCCCGTGTCGCACCCGTCGTGTTTTGCAGGCTTTGTGCCAATTTTGCTTGTTCCTGCTGGTCGGCAATCGCACCCTTTATTGCCAAACCTGCCGCCGCCGCCACACCAGCCAACGCCGCCGCCGCAGGAAGCGCGGCTTTCTGAATGGCGAATTGCGCCTTCTGCCCAACCGTATCCAACTTCTCAAATTCTTTGATTGCCTTTTCCAGCCCGCGACCATCAAAGCCAGAAATTATGTTTATGCCAAGTGCCATCGTCAGTACCCGCTTGCTATCCGCGCAACCACAAGAACATTCAAATCTTCAATCGCTTTGTTTATCGCATCTTCAATCTGCGGCAACCCACGCTTCGTCGCACCGTACATGATGCGCGAACGAAAACCGCCGCCCCGCGATTTTACTGCACGGTGCTTGTCCAAGTTCACCACCATCTGTGCGCGTGGCGACTGCGAACCAGCACCATCAAACACCTGACCGCCCGCATCCATCTGTTGCAGGCGAAGAATGCCGACATTCTTGCCAACGAACTTGTTGCCCGTATATACGATTGGCTTCACGCCACGCGCCGCAGTAGAAGGATTGTAGGGCGGCATACGGGATTTGCCCCGCCTGCCGCCTTCAATGTGCCAGCGTTGCAACGGTGACACCATCGGAAACGAACGCCCGACTTCCGCCGCCAAAGGCTGAGCAATCCCCTTCAATTGTTCGGCAATCTGTTTGTAAAGTTCCTTGTCATATTGGCGAAGTTCCGCGAGCGTGTCCTTCAATCCGACAACATCAATCATCACATCATGCTGAAACGCACCGCGCTTGGAAGGATTGAAAGTTTCAGCCATGATGCGCCAATCGTACTATCTGCGTTGGCGTTGCTTTTCGGCGCGATGCTTCAAATAATCAAACATCGCATCAATCATTTGATTGCCCGCATCCAACAAATGTTGGGGTGCAATTCCCGTTTCGCAAGCAAGCGCGGCAATCTGCCAATGGGCAGATTGTCTATCTACTTGCTCGCGCTGTCCAAAGGGGCAGTACCTTCGCTGTCGTTGCGAACTTCCACGCTTTTCACGGTGGACACCCAATCAGGTTCAAACTTCAACGCCGTTTTCCCAAGCCGTTTTTCGGCGTGCCACGCCAACCACGCAAGGTCGGTCAATTGCATATCGGCATCAAGCCGCACCACGCTTCGCCTGCGTTCTTTCTCAAACGCGATGAAATCGGCAAACACAGCATCCACATCTGCGGTCTGACCATTGATGAATGCGACACGCAAATCAATCTGCATTGAACACCCCTTCGCTGTTTGTCACGGATTATGAAGTGGCTTTCGCCAAAGTTCCGCCCGTGAAACTGAGCGTGATTGGCGAAGTTGCACCAACATCGCTCGCGGAAATCGGCGTGTGCGAAGATAGGAACGCCCCCGAAACGGTATAGGAAGGGTTCGTGGAACTGACCGCGCTTGAAGTTGGTTTCAGAACAATCGTCGTAGTGGTTCCGACCAACGGGAAAATCGTGGCTTCCACTTCGCTTGCGGCAAAGTCCTGATAAAGCGTCACTTCCAGCGTGTTGTTTTGGATGCCGCCCACGAAAGCACGATTGCCACCCATAACGGTTGCATCCTGCTGTTCCACTTCATAGGTGAGCGTGACCGCGTTGGCGCGGTCAGACAAATCCACGCTATTGATGACGATGCTTGCGTCTTTGAATGCGATGATTGCCATGACTATTCCTGTTCTTTGGTTTGGTCTTTCTTGGAAGGCTTGCTACCGATTTCGGCAATGTGTCCTGCTTCAATCAGCGCGGCAATGTTAGCACCTTGAAGGTCGCTTTCGCTGATAAGCGCACCCTGTGGATGAGCCGACAAACGGGATGAAACAACTTTGAACTGTGCCATGCTCATCATCTTACCCGTTTACCGTCACTTGTAAAGCGACTTGCAGGAAATCCTGTTCCGCGATATTGACCGCAGAAATGTTCGCGCTTGATGCAACGGTCAGAGATTGCGTGGTTCCGTTCAGCGTTTGGTCGCCTTCAATCGCGGCACGAACGGACTTCGCGCCCGAATACGCAAGGAAATCATCAGCCAAATCAAACGCCCTGTCATCGGTGTACCTGCCGACAATCACATATACGGTGCAGTCATAGATGACCAAACCGCCGCCCATCGCACCGTGATATTCAATCCGATTGATGACGGGAAATCCGACAGGTGGGTTGAGCGACGAAGGCTGATAACTGAATGTTCGCAAACCCGAAATCGTTGCAAGACGGTTCTTCAAACCTGTCACAACCTGCGAAGGTGTCGCGGGCATCAGATAATCCCGAACTTGCGGTACGGGTTCAGGAAGTCGCGTACATCGGGGTCAATCGCCCGCACCTGAATAGCCATGTCCGCGAAACCCACCACGCCAAGCGCGGCGTTGTATCGTGCGAACCCGCGCATGGAAAGCAAGACGCACGCTTCACGAATGTCATCAGGTATTTCCGACCAGCCCCACACACCGACAATCTGCGCCGAAGGCAACGCGGGCAGGCTGAATATGGGAAAAGTTTTGCCGCCAATCGCAGTCACCTTGCGAATGGGTTGCCCCGTGATGGTGCGGTCTAACGGTTCCAACTGATAATCCACACCCGTTGTCCAAGTGGTTTCAAAAGTTCCGTCACCGTTGTCATCCGTTTTCAGGGTGGTGATGGAAACCAAATCATCCTGCGTGGGAAGCGTGTATTCGTCAAACGCATACAGGCTGATTGTCGCAGACTGCTGGTAGAATTTGCGCCCGCAATAACCGTCAATGCGACGCGACGCACCTTCAATGGATTTTTCAAGCAAAGTATCATCCGTACTATCGGAAATCCGAAGCCCAGATTTCACTTCGGCAAGGGTGCAATAACCATCTTGTATCGGCATCGCTACGCCTTCTTTCGCTTACGCCCACGAACCACTTTCGCCTGCTCAACCGCAACATCAATCGCGGCAGTCTCAACGGATGCGTCATCCACACGATGACCCAAAGCGGCAAGTGCTTCATCCACCATCTTCACATTTTCGGTCAGACCGCGCCGCAAATATCCTTCGCGTTCAGCCAACAAACCGACAATCCACTTGTTCTTCATGGCGCAACATCCTACTTCGGTGGATGCGACGAACCAGCCGCCGCACCCACCAAAACAAGGAATGACTTAGAAGGTGGGGGTGACCAATCCCGTGCCGCCCACAAGGGCGAATGCGTTGGGATATCTGTTCGCGGTATATGCGGAATATCCATATACCACCATCTTCACTTCAAGTTCCGCCGACTTCACATCTTCAAAGCGAAGCATCATCGGTGAACCGTCACCCTGTTCCCACAGATGGCTTTCCGAAGTGTGACCAACGATAATCACATCTTCGTCGTCACCCGCACCGTTCGTGATGGTGACATTGGCATCGGAAATGACAGGAATGCCTGCGATGGAATAGCCGCTTTGCGCGTACTGTGCCGCACCATTACCCGTTGCAATCGGGTTGAAGCCGTAAGGCGTGGGAACAGCAAGCGGGCGGTCTTGCTCATCCACCGCCGCAAGGATGAACGCCAAGCGACGCGGGTGCATCAGGACAAAGTTCGGGGTCTGGAAGTAGTTGGTCTGCACACGCTGGATGGCATCCAAAAGTTTCGGATACAGCAATGCCACAGTTGGCGAACCCGATGTGAAAGTGACAACCTGCGTGATGATGTTCGTGAGCGAAGTTGCCGAAGTGGTCACATTGAGACTGTCAAGGTTCGTGTGGTACGCAGAAACAAGGTCAGCCATCACAAGGCTGTCAATGCCCGTGCCGCGTTCCAAAGCCTGACGCGAAACATTCTGCTGACCCGCGACGGTGACAACCGAAACATCAAGTTTGGTGTCATCCATGTTGGTTTCCTGAACTGCCGCACCTTCGGTCTGCACCGCAGTTGCGGAACCCGTAGTGACTTTGCTGATGCTCAGCGTCAAGCCCGCATCGGGAAGTTGGTGCTTGCGCGAAGCATCCATGAACGGGCGACCCGCACGGGCGAATGGCGCGGCAAGGTCGGTAAGGAACTGCGGCACGACAAGACCAGCGAAGTTGGTGCTGGTCACATCGCGTCGCTCAATCTTTTCTTCCTGCTGATGGCGGGAAAGACGCTCGCGGGCGGCGAAATCACCGTTGAAATTCGCCATGTACGCATCACGGATGAAGGAATGCTCGCCGTTGGCGCGGTAGGTGCGCGGCTCAGCAACAACCTTCGTGGTCACTTCATTGATTTGGTTCTTGGCACGCAGGTCTGCGGCTTCCTTCGCACGCGTTTCAAGTTCGGTGTGACGCTCAATCTGTGCATCCAAGTCGCGCACATCTTCCAGCGACTTCGCAATTTGGGCATCTTCATCCGAAGTCAGGTCGCGTGCTTGCGTCTTGGCGGCGGCAACGATGGCTTCCGCGCTGGCAAGCACCGCATCGCGCTTTTCAATCAGTTTTGCTTTCATGGCTTTTCCTTTGCAGAAAATAGTTGGCTAATGTTTGCCTAGTGCGATGCCAAGTGCGCCGAAAGTGGCGCGGCTCAATCGCGGCTGTGCCGCCGCGCCAATGCGATTTGCGCTGAACGCAACCGCACAGGAACGGTATTAGTGATGATAGCGACTTTGTGTGGGGTTTGTCCACTACGGATTTCGGCAACCGTTTCTTCGTATGCGGGGAAGGTCACAACAGACACATCGTAAAGTTGCACTTCCTTCAATTCACGAACCGAACGGTCAGTATTCCAATTGTCTTTGATGGTTCGGAAAGCAAACGACATTTGCGAAATGTCGCCCCGTTTCATTGCGGAAATCACACGCGCCGCATCGGGATTGGCGGGGTCTAGCATCGCTTCCACACGAAGCCCCCTGTCATCTTCTTCCAACATCAAAGTTCCCGACCTTGTGCGGGCAAGCGGCACGCCTTCATGGTCAATCAATAGCCGAACATCCGCACCATCGTTCAGCGTCTTGGCGAATGCGCCGCGACGCACATATTCAACGAAGGGCATCGGCTCAGAAGGGCTGTCAAAAACGGATGCGTATCCAATCAATTTCTTGCCTTCGCCTTCCTGCCTTGCTTCAAGATTCGTGAACGCAACGAAACGATTTTCATCTTTCTGTTTCACGCACCAACGGAAATTTTCTGCGATTGCAGATTTGCGAAGTTCAGCCATAGATGCCGACCATTTTACATCGCTGACCCCAACATTTCTATCTGCTTCCGAAAACTTCGGATGCTCAGGATGCAACAAATCGTTATCACCGACATACTTGGGATTTTCGGGTTTGCCTTTTTCCGCCAGATAAAGGAAGGCATTGACCCGCGCCATAGCCCATTGCTGACGGGTCATGTTGGGTCGGTGGGAAGTTGAGAATGCGCCCGCACCGCGTCGCCATACCGAACGCAACGCGCCGACCCGAACCTTTGTCCAAACGGGTTTATCTTCATCGTTCATCCGTTTGTTGTGGTCATCTGCTTTGTTCTGCAACGCGGTTTCCGTCGCATCGGAAAGCGATATGTCGCCCGTCTTATCTGCGGCGGAACCCGCAGGGTTTTCATCGGAACCTTTGATTTGGTCTTTGGGTGGTGCGGGTGCATCGGCACGATTTTCGGCTTCGGCTTCCAACCTATCCACGATGCGTTGCGCGTAATCCTGCGTTCGGCGTGCGGAAGTCTTGGAAGCACCGCCGCCCCACAACAGCATTGCCACCAAACCTGCGGTGATTTCATCGCCCTGCACCGCGTCAAGGTCGCCAATATGCCGCGCAATCCACGCGGGGATTTTGCGCCACTTCGCTTCCGACAACGGTTCACCATCTGCCATCCGTCGCGCATCAGCGACAGTCGCGGCAACCAAACCGTCACCCGAAAATCCTTCTTCGTGCAGACGCAAACCGCGACGCGCCGAAGCCGCCATGAAATCGGGGGCAACCAAACTGATTTGGCGATGCTCAACATTGGTCGCCACTTCCTGTGGTTCCGCGCTTTCCACAAGTTTGGTTTCCGATATCACCCACAATTTGCAGATGCCGTTCGGCGCAATCTGCCCGTTCACGATTTGACAACCACCGCCGCCTTCATAGAAAACGCAGTTCGCGCACACCATCCCTTCATCCGCGAAAGGTGACTGCGCCACATAATGCGCCCCGTCACCACCGACACCCTGACCCCACTTCCCGAATTGTTCCGCAATCTTTTCATACAAGTCATACATCGCCGCCTGACGCGGATTGATTTGATATTCGGATTGTTCCGCCAAACCTTCCAACATTTCATCCACATCATCCAACAATTCTTCCATAGCGATTTGACGATTGCCGACTTCACCCAACGGTTGCATTTCTTCCGCCAACGATTGTGCAACCATGCGGTCAATCGCTTCCTGTTTCGTGTCGTAGCAAGCGAGCGTTTCAAACGAACCATCTTCGCGCCGAACCACAGCCGCCCATCTATCGCAATCGGGTTGGTTCTGCGAAATCCCGTAAGGCATAATCACTTACCTTACCAAAGTCGGTCATGTATGAAACACGCCACGCCGCGTTGGGTCTTTGTGTTATCGCTCAGGTGGTACGCGGTCTGTTCCCAATGTCGGCAAGTCGCCACCTTCCAGACCCGCAAGCGGCGCACCTGCGACACCCATGACGAATTGGTCACCGCCTTCATACGGTTCGCGGTTTTCAATCTCGCGTGCTTCGTTCGGTGTCAGCGTGCCTGACATGATTTGCGCGTGCTGTGCGCGAACACGGGTCATCAAATCGGCGCGTGTGAATTCGTCGCTGTTGAAACGAACCCGTTGGGTGATGGGCAACATCTCAGAAAAACAATCTTCCAGCCTGCGTTGCCAACTGAGCAATGTGTATCGCTGGAAGTTCAGACCCGTACTTTCTACATTCGTATATGTCTGCGTGTCGCCGCCCGTACCCGCCAACAAGAAAAGCGGAATGCGATAGGCGCGGGCGATATCGCGCACGATGCTTTCACGGTGGGCAATCATTTCCATATCCGCCGCACTTGTGGTGATGCTTCGCCACTTCAAACCGCCCGACAATACTGCGGGGCGACGATGCTTGTAGTGGCTTTGTTCCCAAGTATCACGAAGCACAGCCGCCTGTTCGGTGGTGATGGATTGGTCGGTTTCCAAAACTGATTGCGGTGTTGCGCCTTCACCGTAGAACGCCGACAAGAACCTATCCATCGCAAGACCCATGCCGATTGTGTTTCGCATCGCTTCCAACGGTGAGATACCGCGACGCTGGTTCGGAAGGATAAGCCAATGGATAGCGCGGATTTGTTTGTTGCTGTATTTGTTGCGCCCGACTTCGTAAATAACATTCCCTTCATCGTCGTAAACAACATTCTTGACTTCGTGCGGATGAAGGTTCCGCATCTCAACGGGAAGCCCGCCGTTCCCCTTCGGTGCGTAGATGTATGCGTTTCCGTGAAGCGCAAGCGTCACCATCGTTTGATGCACGAATTCAAACATCGTCTGATGTTCGTTCGGTTTGATTAGCACCGAAGGGGTCGGCAGGCGTTCAATGCGCCCGCCGCGTGTGCGCGTCAGTTCAAGCGGCATGGATGCGATGCAATCCGCCAGCAAGGTGACTGCGGCAAGCACAGCCGAATGAGCGAACGCGGTGGTTTCATTGACCACTTCACCCGAATAGTTGTTGTAGAACGGGCGTGCCGTCACGCCATACGGGTCAATGTTGGATGGAAGTGCGCGTTGCTCGCGTCTGCGAAGGATGCTCATGCACTAATCACGCCCACCGCAATCAGAAG